ACAACCGGAAATCCTCATAATACCACTTATGAGGAAGTAGGAGCAGACAAATCCGGTGCAGCAAATACAGCGTTAACATCATCTAAAGTTTACACTGATGAAAAAATATCAGAGGTTAATACAGAGTTAGCAAAAAAAGCATTGGCTAGTGAACTGACCATACACACATCTGATAAAGTGGTGCATATAACTGTGGAGGAAAGAACTGCCTGGAATGAAAGCTATCAAAATGCAGTAGCCTATACTGATCAGAAAATAGCGGCACTGATAAACGGAGCACCAGAAACTCTCGACACACTGAAAGAAATTGCAGATGCAATGGAACAAAATGAGAGTGTTGTAGAAGCTTTAAATAATGCAATAGGTACAAAAGCAAATCTGGCAGAATTTAATTCGCATGAATCCAACACAACGGTACATATCACGGCAGCAGAGAGAAAGAAGTGGAATGCATATACAACACAGATTTCTAACCTGCAGAAGAGTATTGATACTATTGATAAAACATTAACATCGTTAGGTAACTCAGTAACAGAATTACAGAATAAACAGGGATATCCAATAGCAAAGGAGAATTAAACCATGGCATATAAAAAAGTAGGATGGAAAGATTACCCATCAACAGACACACCAATTAATGCAACAAATTTAGATCACATGGATGCAGGAATTTTGGAAAATGCAGAAGCAATTGCACAGAATACCCGGAGTTTAACTAACATAAATACATATGTCGGAAAGGATAAAAAGCTTCACTTTGTTGATAGCTCTGGTGCTGATACAGTTCTCCCTTTTAACTCATACGATGATGGCAGGATTCAAGGAAGAAACGATGTAATTGGTTCTCCAAACTCCTATGGTCTGTACACAAAAGCCCAGTACGATGCTAACAAAGTGACTTATAAATCTGGTAACTACAATACAGGTTTGAATGGTGAAACGTGGCGTTCCACCTCATTTAATACTGGCTTTTCAACGATAATCGCTCTTCAGATAAACTGCTGGAATGATGAAGGCAATGGATACTTTAACGCCTTTAAAAATGTAAGAATTTCCGGTGGAAAAGTTTCATTGGATTTCTACGCAGCAGATTATGTTGATAATTATGTACAATGGCTGGCTGTCGGTAAGTAAATTTTGCTTTTTGCTCCGAAAAGGGGGGCATCTTTTTTTGACACAGTTCATAATAAAGGGCATAAAAATGAAAGGAGGATTTACTTGTGGAGTCAATTGTTACGGCAATTATTGCAGGTGGGCTTGCTCTGATTGGAACTGTGATCACGGTTAGTTCGGGACAGAAGAAAACGGAGCAGAGACTCCAGACGGCACAAGCAGTTACGGATTGTAAAATTGATGAACTTACAAGAGAGGTACGTTTGCATAATAATTTTGCACAGCGAGTGCCGGTTATGGAGGAACAGATAAAAGTAATCAATCATAGAATTGCAGATTTGGAAGAGGGAGGAAAATAATATGTTGAAAAACACAGTATTTAAGCCATCAGTAAACACGCAGAAGTGGGCGAAAGCGGCGGCAATCAGAGCAATCAAGACAATGGCGCAGGTAGCAGGCTCTATGCTTGTTATTGGTGCGTTCAATGAAACTTCTTGGTGCGTCATGATTCAGACAACCATTGTTGCTGGTGTAGCGTCCATTTTGACATCAGTAGCCGGAATCCCGGAAGTAACAGAACAGGAGGAATAAATAATGATTATTAATGTACATGCCGGACATAATCCGGACGGAAAGGTAGCGTGTGGAGCTATCGGTATAATCCGTGAATCCACAGAAGCAAGAAACGTAAAAAATGAGGTTATCAGACAGTTAAATGGGTTAGGACATACTGTTTATGATTGCACTGTGGAAAATGGCAAAAGTGCGAATAACGTACTTTGCAACATCGTAAATAAGTGTAATGCTCATACGGCAGATCTGGATGTATCAATCCATTTCAACGCTGGTGCAAAGGATGTTGATGGAAACGGAAAAACAACCGGAGTAGAAGCAATTATTTACAGCGATAATAGCAAATCCAAAAACTATGCGCAGAGAGTTGTTATGGAAATTGCGAAGCTTGGATTTAAGAACCGGGGGGTAAAAGTCAACCAGAAGCTTTATGTACTCCGTAAGACGAAAGCACCTGCAATGCTGATCGAGTGTTGTTTCGTGGATGATAAGGATGATGTGGCACTGTATGATTACAAGGGCATGGCAACAGCAATCGTGCATGGAATCACAGGACAGCAGTACATTGAGCCATCCAATAACACATCTGATGATGATGCGGTTGCTTCCGGATCAGAGACAATCGTAGGAGATAAAGACAGCATTTATCGTTTACAGGTTGGCGCTTATCGTAACAAAGCAAATGCGGTTGCATTGCAGGAAAAATTAAAAGCAGCAGGATTTGATGCTGCCATTGTGAAAGCGTAGTTATTAGATTATTATAAGTATACAGAGCCAAAAATATAAATGGCTCTGTATATTATAATTAACGATACAGTTACAATTAAAATCAGAAAAAAGCTGTTGGTAATATACAAGTTGTATACAAAAATCCTTCTAACACGCATAAAACCGTAAAAAAAAGCTAAGAAAGCAGTTGCTTAATAGAAATTTAAAAACCTCGGAAACGTTATGTTTTCGAGGTTTTTCTTTATAAAAATCAAATAAAAGATTCTGAATTACTCAGTCCTGCCACTACGCAGATCTTAAACGAGATTCAAAATCTTTCTAATAGAAATGTAACATCAACAGTACAGAATATCAATAAAAAATGAAGATACTGGCAGTGTATTCAAAATTGACAAATTTATAAATATAGCATATAATAATTTCTAGCAAGAGAACCGAAAGCTAGTGGCACCTAGCCGTCGGTAAATATGAGTTAAAAAGATAACGCCTTAGTTTACCAGACTGGGGGCGTTATTTTTTGTGTCGTAAAATTGTGACAACAAGAGTAATAACAGCACAAAGCATAATTACGAAAGTGAAAAGATCACTGTATGTAACCATTGGCACCAACCTCCTTTAAGTATCCGGCGGTAAGTACCTCGCCCCTTCAGTTCCCTTAGCCAAAAGTATATCATAAATTATAATATTATAATAGATGTTATCTATGAAATATCCTGCTTATGCAGATTCCGAAACTCCGACGGCGACATTTCCTTCATTTTATGAAAGGTTTTCGAAAAATAAAGTCCATTGTCAAACCCGATCGAATTTGCAATTGCTGTAACAGAGAGATCCGAATGTTCCAGCAGATAGCACGCCTGTTTCATACGAAAATCCGTGAGGTATTCCTTTGGAGACTGACCAAGCACGGATTCAAAGGAGCGGAACAACTGGCTTCGGCTCAGTCCTACATAGGCGGAAATATCCTCCACCGTGATATGGTAAGAATAATTGGAAGAAATATATTCAATCCCTTTTTGCACATAGCTGTTAGCAGAGTTTTGCGTTGTGTTTGTCGTTGCTCCATGCATGAAGAGTGCAAGCATGGTATAGAGACGGCCGGTCATTTCCACGGCGTGTTCGAACTCATTTCCTCTGGCATCATAAATATGGAGGATCTGCCTGTGAATGGATTCCCCCAGTGGTGTATGTTCAATAACAGGTCTTTCTGTCGAAAAATCCGTTGCCTTTAAGATCATTGAGGCGTCACTTCCGGTAAAACCAACCCATGCATACTCCCACGGATCGGTTTCATCCGCAAAATACAATACTTCCGTGTTCGGATAGACGAGAAAAGAATCTCCTGTCTGCAGCGTGAAAGTTGTATTTTTGATTTTATAATATCCCTTTCCGGAAATGATATAATGAATCAGATAATGATCGCGGATTCCGGGACCCCACTGGTAGAGTGGATCGCATTTTTGGAATCCTACATTGTAGACTGACAGTGACACAAGTTCTTTTTCGGTCACTTTGTAGGAATTTTTATAATTTTGATTCATAAAAAAATTTACCTCCCTGCAGTAAGATGAAAATTATGACAATCGTAAATATTTATTCATAAAATAAAAAGATATTTTCTGTACCATAAGATGTTGTATTTATATGTATTATATAAAGCATGAAATGAACATGCAACATTTTTACATATAATTTACACATTTTAGTCTATACAATTTCTGCTGGGTGCGTTAATATGTATCCATAGGAAA